GCGCCTCTACTGTTATACAGTCTATCATTGTTCTCTAGAGCGAACAAGTACCATCAGGTTGGTCTAACCCCACTGTTTAGGTAGCAGTTACCTGAGTGATCTTATACGTCATCCATTAAGATTACATACATCTTAGTTTAAATATACACTGGCCTCAACACATAAATGTGTATCCACACGGCGGATCAGATGCTAATACCTGGCATGGTTCCTATATTTAAATTAACAACATACATAATAAAACTTTTACTTAATATATATTCACAGAGCTGGGAGTGAACGGTTGCTATCCGTTTGGGAACACATTGCTTAACAACATGCAACCCATCTTACACAACAGGGCGAAAACACCGCTTAATGTAGTTTAGAGCCTTCGGGCTATAGTTCAATTAAAATAATGTTATTGCAATGAAGCTAAACATTATGATTTTAACATCTTTTCTGACTTAGTTTAACGCCTTTGGGCGTAGTTTAACGTCTTCGGACCAGACAACGAAACAATTATGCCTTAATGGTATTACTACTCTCAGTAATGAAAATATCCAAAGAGGTTAACCCCACAATAGTCATTCCAGAAACAGCAATAGTTACCAAACCAGGATTCACAAGTGTACATTGAAGAACACAAGTGTTAAAAGCAACAGCACTACCATTCGATAAATTGGCTTGTGTCGACAAGTCACCAAGGTAATAAGTCTGTTGCTGTAATCCAGTAAATGCATAAGTAGGACCACCAGTGACTGATGTCGCCGAGGCCCAACTAATTGTCAAATTATATTGTTGTTGAGGTTGAGCAACAAATGAGAAACTCGTCCCAGTTGTAGTCAATCCCATATTACCAGAATTGACAAATGTCACAACTCCTAGTGGTGCAGCAGTGGTGGCCCCAGTTTTATATAAGTGACCGCTTGTTGCATCACCACCAACATCAATTGGTAGGATAGGTTTCAAAAATTCAACACAATAGGAAACCCACAATTCACCCAAATCCTGTACAGGATTTGCTTGAGTGGCAAATTGGAAATTTCCATAATCATAAAGTCTCAAATCTTGTCCAACAGGTACCGATCCACTACGAACATATCGCTGAGGCAATATGGTTTGTGAAACAGCACATTCAATACCATGACATAAATCTATGGTTGGTTTGACAGAGACAGCATACTCACTATTTTCCATTTCTTGTTTAGTTGTGTAAATAGGAGCATCAGCATTATAATTAGTAGCCATAATGACAACACCAGGAGCACCATTAGTGACAAAATCAGTAATTAATGAACGAAATTCAAAAATCACACCATGAAACTTATATTCTTGGTAGTTTTGAGCAACAGTAGCCAACCATGGAAAGGTTGAAGCCAATCCAGGATTAAGTGGATAGCTAGCATTATTGAACCCAGCAGTACCGGTGATGTCACCCAAATATTCTCTATGACAGACAATATTTGTTTGCTTTGTTGTGTCAAATTTGGGAATTTGAGCTGGATTAGTGAGAACATTATATGATGGTTTAGGGCCCATCATTGTATAATCACCAGATCCAAAAATTGAACCAATTCCTGAACCTAAAAACCTACCGATACCTTTTCCTCCAGCAGCATTTCCGAACATTGAACCAATTGCATTACCTACAATTGATCCAACTTCTTGAAATGGTTTAGATTTCTTTGGTCGCGTTTGTTTCGCTTGAGCCTTCTTTTGTTTGGGAGCAGTGAAGGCAACTGCTTTTGTATTCTTTCTTGTCATTATATTGGATACCTCATGACAAAGAGCGACTGTACATCATAACTAAACTCAGGGGATCTCCGTGCAGTCTGTTGGCATTCTGTTTAGCACTAAAATAATAGTTTTGGGATATTACTAGTTATGACCCAATACTCTCCGAGCAGGGGGAGTAACGTTCTCCGACGTGTCAGTTTACATGGGCAAGTAAACGAATGAATTTTTATCCACAATTGAACTTGAAAGTTCAACAGTTTCATAAAATTTCTCACACGCAACTTGCTCATCTGGACAAATTCCAAAAGCGAGCCAAAATGAATAACGGGTTGAAGGCAATATATCTCTAATTGCACTTCTATCCATTCCGGTACCTAAAAAGTGATATTTGTTCATGGTTGGGTCCCGAAGGATTTTCGACCCACAACTACCACGAACAAGAGATCCATAGAAC